TTTTTTTTTTAATGATACGGCGACCACCGAGATCTACCCTCTTTCCCTACACGACGCTCTTCCGATCTGTCGAGCGGTGACACACACTTTCTTGAGGGCAGGCTGTGACGCGCAACTGGGAATAAGTGCAGAGCGTCGGGACGCCAGCCGACAAGGCGGAAGTGAGCTATTCATCTCATCGCGAGCGAGTCGCGGACGGAGCACGGCGCGACAGCGCAGAGGGTCGCGATCTCGGCGAGCTGCCGAAACCGAAGAACCCGAAGCGACGCGCAAAGGCACTCGCCAGTCTGCGAGATTTCCTCGGATACTTTCCGCGGCTCTTCACGCTGCCGAGGTCGCAAGATCACGAAACGGTTATCGACGCGATCGAAACCACGGTTCGCGATGGCGGGTTGCGAGCGGTGGCGATGGCGCGAGGGAGTGGCAAGACGACGATCGTCGACGTGGCCGTGTTGTGGGCGGCGCTAGGCGGACGTCACAAGAGCGTGATGGTCGTCGCGGCGACGAAGTCGGCGGCACTTGATCGCGTGGCCAGCGCGAAGAGCGAATTGGAGAACAACGAGCTGCTCGCGGAGGATTTCCCGGAAGTGTGCTTGCCGATCCGCGCGCTGGAGGGCATCGCGCAACGGTCGAAGGGGCAGACGTATCGCGGCGAGCGGACGCACATCGTGTGGCACAAGAACCGGATCGTGCTGCCGACGATCCCGGACAGCCCGGCCAGCGGCGTCGTGATCCAGGCGGCTGGCCTGGTCGGAGCAATCCGCGGCGCGAACTACAAGCGGCCGGATGGTTCTAGCGCTCGGCCGACACTGGCCGTGATCGACGATCCCCAGACGCGAGCCTCGGCGAAGTCGCTCACGCAGTCGCACGATCGCGAGCGGATTTTGCAGGCCGACATCCTCTACTTGCCCGGCCCCGGACAAAAGATCGCGGCCGTGATGCCCTGCACGGTGGTTGTGCCTGGCGATCTCGCGGACCGGATGCTGAACCGCACGACGAAGAGCGAATGGCAGGGAATCCGGACGCGGATGCTGATCGAGTTCCCTGGCGGCGGCTCTCAGCCCCAGACCGATTCCCCGGCGATGAAGCTGTGGGAAAAGTACGCGAACATCCGCCGCGAAGAGCTGATCGCCGATGGCGACGGGTCGCAAGCCACCGAGTTCTATCGGAAGAACCGCGACGCGATGGATGCCGGCGCGAAAGTTTCTTGGCCCGAACGTTTTAACCCGGATGAACTCAGCGCCATCCAGCACGCGATGAATCTCTACTTGGCGGACGCCAACGCGTTTTGGAGCGAATACCAAAACGAACCGAAGGCCAGCGAGCAGGGAGAAGCCGACGAAGACGTTCTGACGCCGGCGCAGATCGTGGCCAAGACGCACGCCGAGTCGCGCCGCGAATCGCCGATCGAGTGCCATTCGTGGACGGGATTCATCGACGTTCACAAGTCGTTGCTGTACTGGGTCGTCAGCGGATGGGCGGACAAGTTCAGCGGCTACGTGCTCGACTACGGCACGTGGCCACCGCAGGACGTGGACTACTTCAGCCTGGCCGGCGCCACGAACACGATTCAAACCGCCTACAAACGCGCCCACGGCAAGGCCGATGCCTTCGAATCGCAATTGCGATTCGCGCTGACCACGCTGTCCACGCAGCTCGTCACCGACTTCACGTTGAGTTCGCTGGCGATCGACGCGAACTGGGGCAAGGCGACGAAAGATGTCTATCGATTCTGCCGCGACTCGAAACTCGGCATCATCCCGTCGCACGGCCGCGGGATCGGAGCGAGCGATTGCCCGATGTACGGCTGGAAAAAGAAGACGGGCGAACGCCGCGGCACGAACTGGATTCTCTACCCGCCCTCGCATCGCGGGCTGAAGTACCTGATGTACGACGCGCATTGGTGGAAGTCATTCGTGCAAACTCGGCTCGCGACGCCGATCGCCGAGCCCGGTTCGCTCTCGCTCTTCGCGGCGCCGCCAGCCAAGCACCGGCTGCTGGCCGATCACCTGACCAGCGAGTACGGAACGCCCACGGAAGGCCGGGGGCGGAAAGTGACCGAGTGGAAGCTCACGCCCGGCCGCGACAACCACTGGCTCGACTGCCTGGTCGGGACGGCCGTGCTCGCGTCCCTGTCCGGAGTGTCGATCGACAACGTGCGTCGGTCGCAGGCCAAGAAACCCGCGCCCGCGCGGCAGCGTGTGGCGTATCTGTAGGAGGTCCCATGTCCCAAGGCAAGAAACGCAAACCCGAAGCGGCCGACAAGCAAGTCGAAGTCGCCACCGTGACGCACTGCCGGAAGTGTGGATCGACCAACCGCGCTCCGTATCACAACACCGTGACGCATTCGATTCGCGGAAGTCATGCCGATCGCGAATACGACACGATTCTCTACCGCCGCACCAAGTGCAGCGACTGCGGCCAGGTTCGCGTTGACAAGTCGCACGAATTGCGCGAGGGCGTTTAGGAGGTCACAATCGCAATCGCCGGCGAGTCACGTTGTCGACGCCGGCGAAGTCACAGTTCCGTCCCTGGGACCGTCACGGCTCTGACCATCGATGCGTCACACGAACGTCCGCAGCTCCGTCACGGTTCGGAAGTAGGGCCCGTCACACATCCCCCAACGGCCGCGTCACAACTTCTCCGGATCCCGGAGAACTGACGCTCACGAAGCTCACGTTTCCCGCTCGCCCCGGCCGATCTCTCTCTGCACACGATCGCCGCGGCTGAGCCGCTTGGTGCAGCCGGTCGGTGTCAACGCGATTCCCGTATGCGTTTTCGTCCTACCCGCGCCCAAGCGGCCTCTTTTCTTCATGCCCGATAACTCGGCCAAGATCACTGCGATTCAAAAGGCTCTGGAATCGGGGGCGACAACCGTCGTGATTGACGGCGTGACGACGGTGCTTTCCCCGGAAAGCCTGCGGAAAGAACTGCGGCGATTGATGGCCGAAGACACCACGCAACGCAGTCGACGTCCCGTCCTGGCCAGCATCGACCTATCAGGATTTTGATCCACAACCATGCTCACGCTCGTCATGCTCACTTCCACGATCCTTTGCGACCCGTCCGGCGTATGCGAACTGCCGGAAGCGGTTGCTGCTCGCGAGCATACCTACGCCGCCAGCGCGGAAGTGAACACGAAGCGTCGAGCCGTGCCCAAGGTCGACCATCGTTCTGAGGATCTGATCCTCGGGCCGTCGAGCCGCTCAAAGCTGGTGGCGAGCGCCCGCGACATAAACCGCAACTTTGCCATCGCCGCCTGGGCCGTGCGACGACATCTGGATTACGTCTCGACGTTCCAATTTCACGCCCGTTCTAAAGACAGCGGCCTGAACACGGACATTGAAGAGCTGCTCACGGAATGGCAAAAACGCAAGAACTGCGACGCGGCCCGACGCCACCGCTTTCCGAAGCTGATTCGGCTGGCCGAGTGCCGGCGGACGCTCGACGGCGACGTAGGGGTGCTGAAGCTGCGTGACGGTCGGCTGCAAGGCATCGAAGGCGATCGCATCCGCGATCCGCGAGGCGATCAGGTTGCCGCGCTCGGTGAATGGACTCACGGCGTCCGCACGGATGCGGGCGGCGCGGCCCTGCAATATGCGATTCACAAACGCACGGCAAACGCTGGGTTCGCCCTGGACCGCATCGTGACTGAGGCCAACCTCGAATTGCTGGGCTACTTCGATCGCTTTGACGCCGTCCGCGGCGTGTCGCCGATCGCGGCCGGACTCAATTCGCTGCAAGACGTTTACGAAAATTTCGATCTGGCACTCGCGAAAGCTAAGGTGACCCAGCTCTTCGCGCTGGCCTTCTACCGAGACGCGGCCGAGTCAGTTGGATCGATCGATGACGAAGAGACGACCGCCACGGACGACGACGGAAACGAGACCACGACGACACGCTACAAGGTGGACTTCGGCCGCGGGCCGGCGATGCTCGATCTCGATCCCGGTGACCGGGCCGAGTTCCTCGAATCGCATCATCCGTCAAGCGAATTCCAGGCGTTCACAACGTCGGTTGTCATGGTTGCTCTCAAGGCGATCGACATCCCGTTCAGCTTCTTCGACGAGTCACACACAAATTTCTTCGGCTCGCGCGGGGCCTGGATGCACTACGAGCGTTCGTGCCGCGACAAACGCGACGATCTCATCGAACTGCTCGACGAGATCACCCGTTGGCGATTGCAACTCGCGATCCTAAACGGCGACCTGATCTTGCCCCGCACAACGTCGATCGACGACCTGTGGTGGGAATGGGTTCCCGCCGGCATGCCGTGGTGGGACCAAGCGAAGGAAGTTCGCGGGGACTTGATGGCCATTGGCGCGGGGATGGATACGCCCCAGCGAGTGACGAAAGAACACGGACGCGGCGACTGGTACGACAACGTCGACGAAATAGCCAAAGCCATCGAGTACGCCAAGGGCAAGGGTTTTACGCTGTCGTTCGATCCGGGCGACGCGCCCGTGGAGGTCGTCAATGGCCAAGCGTAAGCTGCCCGCCTCCGCCTTTCGCCTGGCTGGAGCGATGGAATTCGCCGAGAGCAAGCCGGCGGACGGCAAAGTGCCCGTGACGCTGTTTGCTCGCTCGCCGGCTCCCATCGAGCATCCCGCCTGGGGCAAAATCGCGCACGACATGTCTGGCATGTTGCTCCGCAAGGAGTCGTGCCCGATCGACTATTGCCACCAGGGTAATTACGACCCCGAATCGATCATTGGCGCGGCGGAAGATTTCGCCGCCAGCGAAAAGGACGGCCTGACGATCACGGGGTTTCTCGTCTCGACGAAGCCCGACGACATGGCCGCCACGATCATCGCCAAGGGAGCGGCCGGAGTGCCCTTCGAAGCGTCGATCGATTGGCGAGGTCCCGGCGCGATCATCGAAGAAATCGGCGACGGCGTGACGGTAAGCGTCAACGGATACGACTTCGCCGGACCCGGTTACATCGTCCGCCAGTGGCCGCTGCGTTCCGTTGCGGTCTGCCCGTACGGCGCGGACAGTTCCACCCGCACACAGTTTTCCGAAGGCCGCGACGAGCAAGACGTCGAGGTCGAAATCAAGGAGTGCTCTATGTCCGTCAAGCCCGAGACTAAGCCCGAGGAAAATAAACTCACCGAGACGCCGCCGGTCGCGACCCCGCCGGCGAAGTCGCAGGAACACGCGACGTCGGCCGAGTCGGCCCGCGCCGAGCTGACCGCCGAGCTGAAGCGGTTCACGGAGCGTTTCGGCCCCGCGAACGGCAGCAAGTGGTTCACTGAGGGCAAGTCGTTCGCCGACGCCCTGGAACTGCACTCCAAGGATCTGGAGACGCAGCTCACGGCGGCCAAGGCCCACGGCGACGCGCTCGCCACCCGCATCGAGCAAGCCAAGCCGGGCGAAGAGAAGCCCGTCACGTTCGCCGATGGCGAACGCAAGAACAAACCCGCCGCCAGCGGCGACAAGAAGTTCGCCCAGCTCGGCGACAACCTGGCCAAAGTCGCGGCGGGCATCAAGCTCCCTGGCCGCAAGTAGTCCACGCACACGTTTCCGCCGGCCGGTCCGAGGAAAGTTCCGCCTCGGGCCGGCATTAAATCAAACTCGCTCGCCTAAAAGGATTCGCACATGGCACTCCCCACCCTGCTCGACATCGCCAAACGCAACGGTACCGATGCCGTGGTCGGCTTGATCGACGAAGTCAGCCGCATGGTCCCGGAGATCTCCGGCCAGGTGCAGAATCGCGGCGCGATGGTCACGATTCCCAACGTCGGCGCGGCCCGCACGATCAAGGGGCGGCAGTATAAGACGCAAGTCGTCGTGGCCCTGCCCACGGTCGGCTTCCGCGATGCCAACGAAGGCGCGGCGGCCAGCAAGTCCCGACGGGAAAACCGGCTGGTGGAGACGTTCATTTTCAACCCGCGTTGGGAGTGCGACAAAGCGGTCGCGGATTCCAGCGAAGACGGTCCCGAGGCGTTCATCGCCGAAGAGGCCGGGCTGATCACGCTGGCCAGCATGATGGCCCTTGGAAAACAGTTCTATTACGGCCGTGGCACGACGAACAACGGCAACGGCGATGCCAAGGGGCATCCCGGCCTGATCGATTCGATCGACTCCGGCATGGTTATCGACGCGGGCGGCACGACGGCCAGCACGGGTTCCAGCGTCTGGGCGGTGTCATTCGGTCCGCAACGAGTCCAGTGGGTTTACGGCGAGAACGGTTCGCTCGCGATGTCCGAAGTCCGCGAGGAATCGATCGCCGACGCGAACAGCAACCGGCTCACGGCCTAC